TCCCACTTGACCGACACGTCGGCCAGCGAATCGGCCCCCTCCCCCGCCAGGATCTCCTTGGCCCCGTCGAACCCGACCCCCTGCTTGCCCAGCCACCGGACGAACGACCCGGCGGAATACTTGCCCCGCACCTTCGGGCGCCCTGAACCTTCCTTCTTGGCCTTTTCCCTCTTCGGCTTTGCCGCCTTGGCCTTGCCGTTTCCATGGTGCTTGCCGTTGGAGGAATCCTTTCCATTGGCTTCAGCCTTCGGGGCTTCTTCCTCAACGTCCTCAGCCAATTCGATCTTGTCCCCGTCCGAATTGGCCTTCAGAATCCTCTTGAACAGGGCGACCAGGTCCTTGTCCTCCAACTCACCCCCGTCGTCCAGGACCAGCTTGGCCAATTTCTTGGCCACGAACTTGGCGCTCCACTCGGCGGCGGGCTTTCCCAAAGCCGTCAGCAGATTGCGGGCATCCTCTTCGTTCACAGTTAGCGACGCTTCTTTCGCAGCGGCAGTAGACATCTCAGTCCCTCCAGTTTGAGTAGAATCAGAAACACTGTTTTCATTATCGGAACTCCCGTCGGCTTTTCCAGACTTTTTCTTTTCCGGCCCGGGGCAGGGCGGGATCTTCATGCCGGGGTCCAAATCCATGTCGCCCTGAAGGACGACATTGAAGCCCCTCCCCCGATTATTGTTGTGCTCCTTGAATCCCTTGATGAGCCATTCCCGGGCGTGGTCGTCGGCCCGGCGGAGCATGGCGGGGGTCACGTCGGCCGGCTTCAGTCCGTTGAGTGCCAGGACCTCGACATAGTCGGAATGGCTAGGGAAGTTGCTTCCCCGCTTGCGGATCAGCTCGTCCAGGATCTCCTGGTCGTTCCTGGCGGTGGGCTTCTTCTCGGTTTTCCTTTCCTCCGTGAAGGGGATATTGCTGTTGCCCGGCCTCAATTCGGCTTTCGGCATGGATTCCTCCTTGGGAATAAATTTGATTATATCGTTGCAATCTTCGGAAACCTTCATAAACGGTCCAGGATCGATTGCGGGCTCTTCCCCCCTATCCGGGGCCTTTTCGGCCTCCGGAACGCGGCAGGGGCCGTCTGGAGGGCTGGAAACGGGGGCTTCGGGGATTGAAGGGAAGGGGTTTTGGCACTTGGGGCAGGAAAGGGTCCCGTTTTCCCCGGTTGCCGGGGTTCCCCGGTGCTTGCATTTTGTACAGGTCTTGCGGTTGCGGATACGTTTTTCGGACATGGAATCGTCTCCTTAAAAAAAAGGGTCAAACAAAGCAATCAGTTATTCAAATAAGCCCGGTTGAATTCCTCTGCCGATTCAAAGCAAGCTTCGGGTCCGGGGGATTCCACGACCACGCAGGCCCCTTCCCCCAAATTATCGGGGTCAATGCTGGCAATCCGCATTCCCTGCAATTGGCCCAGCAATTCGGCCATCGGGAATTCTTTCGTGGAACTACCCCGGTAAAAAATCTCCCCGTCCAAATCGAAAACAATCCCCGTGGTCGTTACTAGACAGCCAAACGCACTTTTGACGGTCTTCATGGAATCATCTCCTGTTGAAAAAGTTTTCTTTCCCATGTTTCCAATATAATGATTTCCAATATCCTTTGTCAATGGCTAATTCGGAATTTTCTTGCTTTTCTTTTTTGTCCGCCGGTCGTGCATTTCCTGGGCGGTCAGAAGGACCTGAACCTTTTCCGCCTGGGTCATGGCCTTGTTGGCCTCCCGCATCACCGACGGCCGGCGGATCTGGTCGGCCTGCACCAGCTCGGGCAGGGGAGCGATTCCGTTCAGGCTGGCCAGACGGATTCCCTTCTTTTCGGTTTCCCAGAAGCGAACAACCGCCTGGTGAAGGTCGGAGTAGACTAGCTCCCCTTGCCGGTAGGGACACCAACGCAGGCTGGGGTCGTTGGCCAGCTCTGCCGGGGAAGCAACTTGCTTTTTCTTTTGGCCGGCCATGGATTTTCCCTGTTTGAAAATTTCGTTTTCAATCTTCCTTAAATATAACGATTTCAAATAACTTGTCAAGGGTTGAAATAAAAAATCCCACAAGTTTTTTCGAAACCGTCCCCGACCTTTTGTTTCCAGCCGGGAACGGTTCCTTATCGGGGATTAGAAGCAGGACTGGACACAAGGATTGGCCAGCGGCAGACAGGTGGCCAGGTGGACACACTTCTTCCAATCGTATTGGGCGTCCCTCAATGCGATCCAGTTGAGCCTCATAATCCCGACCTCCTTTTCTTGGTGGGTTTTGTTCACCCCCACGATGCCACTGCAATGGATCATCTTGTACTTATCCTCCGCCAAGTTGCGGCGGTTGAGGACCAGGGTCGTATGACAATCCCGAACGGGCTGGGTAGAGACCACCATCAGGCAATCAAACTCCCGGCTTAGATTCCTCAACGACATCCATTTGACCTCTTCCTGGCGGTACGATGATCCCTCAGCGTCCTTTGTCGTGCTAAGGCCATCGGCACTGTCGATGACGACCACATCGGCAGCGAATCCATCATTGGCCCACGACTTCAAAACCGCCCGTATGCCCTCCACACCGACGCTCAAGCAAGGTAAGCAGGATGTCCGCAAGTAGGATTTATCACTGCCTATTTCCTTGGCTAGCCGTTCCATGGCTGCCTTGGCGGTTTCCTCTCCCAGCGGGGCAGCGAATGTTTTCTCCTTGTACTCCAGATCCGCCATATCACTGCCGCTCGGGCGATGGATCTTGGTAGGAACATTCACAATACAGGGCCATTCCCCACTGGGGCTTTTGCTCGGGTGTGCAGCGGCCCTGACCAGGAAACGATCCGTCAGTGCCGATTCACTCAAATCGCCAATCTCGAAAAAGGCGACCTTGCGTCCCTGCTGCATGGCCCGATAAGCCAGGTCGACCATCAAAAACGATTTGCCGATCTTGGTCTCGCCGCAAAATGCAACCAAGTCCGCTTTCTCCAAGGCATCCCCGAAGAAATCCCCCGCTGCCCCCGGATAGCGAATGGGGTCGGGCGGCTCGAAAACATTGTCCGGAATATTGCCGAACAAATCGAAAGGACCTTCACACATGACTTTCTCCTTTACCTAGAAACAGGAAACAACGCACGGATCAGCCAATGGCAAACAAGTTGCCACATGCACACATTTTCTGGGGCTGAATTCCCCCTCACGCAAAACGATCCAGTTAAGACGCATGACCCCCTGCTCCTTTTCCGCAGAGGTCACATTGATACCGATAAGCCCTGTGACATGGGAGAGCTTGCGGTTATCCTCGCTGAAATTGCTCCGGTCCAAAGTGACTCGATTCAGCCCTTGGGCGTTGGTCTGGGTAGCCGTCACCAGCAAGCAGTGCAAGGACATCGACATGGTTCGCAAATGCTTCCAGGTCCGATTCACCTGGTCTCGCGGCTCCGCCCTGGAATCAATGGGCATCAGATTGTCGGCGTAATCAATGCAATTGTGTGCTAAAACTCCTTGCACAGTGAAGCGATGAAGGGGTCCGGCATTGCGGATATCCCAGACAGGCACTTTGGTTTTCTCTTGGATTCTTTCCAGTGTTTTATTATTTGTTTTCGGCTCATGCCCTGACGAAAAAACCTCGCCAGTGTATTTTCCGCATATGCGACATGAGGGTAAAGCTGCCGGAACCGATGCACTTTGGGGGCAATTGGATTCTTGCGGGTATGGGAGCAATTCTGTTTCCTTGTGGACCAGCGTATGTTTCCCGGTTCGTAATGACCGTCGTTGTCGATCCGGTCGATTTCCAATGTCCTTTCCTTTAGTCCGATATTTTTTAAGACCCACAGGCAGGATTCTGTAGTAGTCGAAAAGAGGAACTTGATCCCACGTCCTCCATAATGCTTCCAGCCATCGCTTTTGGGGTTTTGGCACAGTTGCCGCTTGTTCTCCATCCTCATCCACAGCCAAGTCGGAAACCTCTTGGGCTGCATGCATGAACGGCATCCTTTGGAAATCCCGCGACGAATATTCCCGTACATGACCCATTTCTTTGATCCGCATTGAACACATTTCACATAAACATATTCCCTCTTTCCCGGATAGATTCTTCCGTATTTTTTGTATTCGTATGTTCTCACTCTGATCATGGGAGATATGATTTTCACCAAGCCGTAAATTTCTCCCACCCGCTCCGGTCTGGATGATTCGTAATCCCATTTGTGAGCAAGACTCAAGGGTTCTCCACCCAATTTCCGTCCAGACTTTGTGGTCCGGGGTTGCCCTGAGTCCTTGGTATTCGATGACATTTTTAACCCCTTTATAAACCCGTCCGCCATGTTGCACCCAATTCAATCCATCCCATAGTCTATGATACCTCTCTACGGATTCAATGGGAACCAATCCCCTGTCAGTCAAGACCAAAGAGCCTTCGGACAAGCAAACAACATCGGGAACCCATCCCTGCAATTCCCACGAGCGAATAATGGAGCGAATTCCCAACACGCTGATGCTCTCGTTTCCATGGCAAGACAGCTTGAAATAGGACTGATCCGACTTGACTTCGTCGGCCATAACCCGCTCGCAGGCTTTCCAAGCCAAAAGGCCGTCCAAAGGCTTGGAGAACTTCCTTTCCCTGAATTCAACGTGAGCACAGTCGCCATTGCCATTGACCGGAGGACTGATGCTAGTCGGATAGCGGAGCAGGTAGGGCCAAGATTGGGTGGTATTGCGAATCGGCCTTTTGGCGGCCCGGATCATGAACCTGTCAATGGTCTGCCTCTCCGACAAATCGCCGATCTCGAAAAAGGCCACCCGCCGCCTTTGCAGCATGGCCCGCCAGGCAATGTCCAAAAGCATGTAGGTCTTGCCGGCCTTTTGCGGGCCGATGAAGGAGACAAATCCGTCCCGCTCCAGGGCATACTGGAAGAATGATCCCAGGGCTCCGTCATAGTTCACCAAGACGGTATTGGTTTCCCCTGAGAAATTGGCCAGGACCTTTTCCTTGTTTAGGAACAAGTCGATGCCGTTAGATCCTCCCATCTCAATATGGCTAAACGCGGTCACCCGCTTGGTGGCTTCGTCCAGCTTGCCGGTATCCAGATCGGCCCCAAGCTGGGAATGGAGCTTTCGCAGCCGCACCTGGTTGAAATGCTCCCCGGCCAAATCGATCAGATAGGCGGCGTTGATGCCCTTCCTGGCCTGGTCGTATTCCGTGGATAGGCTGGATAGGAACCTTTCCACCAAATCGGTTGTGGCCTGGTCGTGATGGTTCTTTTCCGCCCAAGTCGAGAAGATGCCCTGGATCGACTTGCCGATGGCCTTGCTGTATTTGCGGTAATAATCAACGCTCCACTTGCCGATCAGGTTGGACCATGGCGACGAGAACAGCCCTTCTTTGGTCCACTGGGAAGCTACCATGCCGGAAACCGGAGTGCTGACGATCATGCCGGTAAGTACCCGCCGCTCCTGGGCTCCCCCGTCTATCTCCTGGATTTTCATATTTGTTGCCGCCTGTCAAAAAGACGCATGGGAAGCCTCACCATCTCAGGCGAGCTGGCAAATCGCCGTTGACGTAGCCGTTCTGGTCCTGCAATTGCTCGCGGGATTTCTTTGGTTCGTTGAATCGATCAATGGCGTCTTCCAGACGAATATAGTCATCACAAATGGATGTTGCCGAATATAACTTGGGGTGGAAATGCTCCTTGAGATGGAGGAAATGGAATTTCAGGTCTTCTCTGATTTTGGCCTGGGCTTCTTCTTTGGCAGATTTGTCCCGTTTCATAATCCAAGCAACCAATTCGGTAAACTTCCTTGCCCATTGATCCAATGACTTCATTTTTCTCATTATCTTCCTGACCTTTGAAAGCTCTTCGTAGACCAGAATGGCCATTTCCTTTCCGAATGTTGGGATTGGGCTTTTGAAGAAATGGGATTCGCCATTGAGATGAAAAGAAGATCTCTCTCCGTTTCCGGCACTGCCGGAAACGTGATTCTTTTCTTTTCTTTTGTAATTATCTTTATTCTTTGTTAGGATTTTACCCCCTATCCGGGGGTCATCTGGGGGAATTTTCCCCCCTATATATGGGGGTATTTTACCCCCTATTCTTTGCTTTTTTGATGCGGGGGTATTTTTCCCCCTATTATTTGCTTTTGCCTTTTTGATTGCCAAATCCAAGGCCAATTCCACTTCCTCGACATTGATCCGAATGTACCGTTTTTTTCCGACCCGTTTGGTTTCCACAAATCCTTTTTTTTTCAATTTCCTGAACAGGTATTTCTGGGAATCATAGTCCCACCGAAGCGACCTCCACAGGTAGCGAATGGAGCAAAAGAAAAAATCATCTTCGTCTTTTTTCACGTTCTTCATCGATCCTTTGTTAATCAGGTCTTGGAAGAACAGAGCTTCGGTTTTTGTCAGCAATCCGCTGGTGACGTAATCCCGGCGGAAGATGAAGAAATTGCCGGCGTCTTGAGCCCGAAGCAAGTGTTTGCGGTAGACCGATTGCGGAATGGTTTTCATGTTTTGTCCTTGATTAAGTAAGGGTTTTCACAATTGTCAAAAGAAGACATGGCCCCATAATTGAATTTGATCCAAAGAGAATTGCCTACTCTTCGCTCTGTCCAAATCAAATTAGAGTCTTGTAGATCTGAAATAACACGTAATACATATTCCCTGTCCATATTCAATTTGGATTGGATTCGAGTAATCAGACATCGGAACCAAAAGTCCTCCTCCGCCAATTTTCTTCTACCTTGTCTGCTGTCATGCTTGAGCAAAAACAATCGAAGTAGGTAAGAAAACATAATGGATTTTTCACCGCCAATGCAGCGAACCATTTTCAATGGGATGTGAAGATAAGTTCTGCCAGACAGTTCTCCTACCAGATTTACATTGAGGATGTATTCATTTCTGTCGATCATTGGGATTCTCCTGATTTTGGGTAATGGGTTGGAAAAGAAAACGAAATGACCCCGGCCGGGAAAAATTTCCCGGAAGAGGGATTTCCTTTTATATCGAATTGGATAGAATAATTGACAGGCACCTATTGCTCCTTGCAAGCAAAATGGGTGTTACGCCCCGACGCTTTCCACCAGCGAACGGGCGTTAATGGATTTTCGGGAAAGCCAGGAGTCACGTCCCTGGCTTTCTCTATTTATCCCTGAACAAATTGTAATCTGGGGATTTTATCCCCTTAATCCCTCTGCGCCATTCCCGAAACCAACCCCGTCTTCCTTGTCTTGCATTCCCTTCCAAAAGGAAAGACGGGGGGCTCGCTGGCCGGCGGCCCCCTGGAATGGTGGACTAAGGAGACAAGTTATTTAATATGGAAACATCGGAATGAAATCAAGAGGAAATCTGAAAGAATTTCCCCCTGTTTTCAAGGGTTTTCCTATCCCTTTCATGGATTCCCGTTATCCCTTTTGAACCCCATTGCCAGCCGATTGCACTCCTTGTCACAGAACACATTCCAGGCGGAAACCGGTTTGCCGTCCATCGTGCATCCCCTTTCCAGGTCCTCCCTGCTTGGGTGGCCCTTGACCAGGACAGCTTGCCACTTCCGGTCCTGCTTCAAAGCCCCCACGCTGGCCCGAAGCCACTCGGGAATGCCATTGAACTTGCCTCCCTTGGTAATCCTCCGCAAAGTGATCAGGGAGTCTGTGAAAATCGTTCCCGCCCAATCCTCCGGCATGGATTGGAGGCCACGGATCGCAGCATAAATTTCAGTGAAGTTGTTGGAAACGACGGGCAGACCGATGTCCTCCGGGGTGATGATGCCGGAGCCTTGGCGGATCATTTCCCCATTTTCGACCTGGCACCACGCCCAGGTTCCCCCGACAGGGGAAGGGTTTTTTCCGCAGACCCCTCCATCCACGTAAAGGTCGATCATTCCAGGAACCTCCGCCGCAATATCCTGACTTCTTTTTCGCTGGCCTCGCCGGGATCCTTGCCACTCATCTTCACGTTGTAGGTCTTCCCCGGAAACACCTTCAAAGCGTCGCACAATTGCCCAGCC